TTCATTTGCCTTGTTGATCTCCATGGCTGGGGAGCGAAAAGTCAGGCCACGGCCGTTTCGTCCCAAAAGACATACACGGTTGTCTCCGGTGACAATCTATGGGGGATCGCTGTAAAAGCATATCATAACGGGAGCAAATGGACAGCGATCTACAGCGCAAATAAATCCACAATTGAAGCGACCGCAAAACAGCACGGCCGGAGCAGTTCCTCAAACGGAAAATATATCTATCCTGGAGAAAAATTACTGATTCCATGAAAGGGGGTGCAGTATGGCTACATTACCCGCTGCATTCTCTCTGTGGTGCAATAAAGGCGGCAAACAATATCAACTGCGGGGTGCTTGCTCGCGCTGCGTGTTAGAAGAACAGTCAGGGCAGCTCGCCGAGTCCCTTTCCATTGAGCTCGCGAACGTGCTGGCCGACGGTACCTATATCGGCTCCGTGTTGGACCCCGGTGACATCCTCTACTTGTCCTGTGACGACGGGGATCGGAAGGGAGAGCTATTCCATGGGCCAATCTGGACGCAGGATTTCAGACAGGAATCACAGTCTTTGTCCATCACCTGTTACGATCCGCTTATTTACATGCAGAGCAGTCAGGATGCTCTGTTCTTCCCTTCCGGGAAGAACACTCAGAGCATCTTTCAGACAATTTGTTCCAGATGGAAAATTCCATTGCACTATACCTATTCCAGCATCACGCACGGGATGAAGGCATGGATGGGGAACCAGATCTCTGACATGTTTCTGGAACTGCTCAAGGAGACAAAGGCCAAAAGCGGAAAATCCTATCGAATGAGGTATGAAAATAACGCCTTGGACGTCGCCTATCGCGGGAGCAACACCACAATTTATGAACTCCGTACAGGTCAAAATGCAACGGCCGCGACATTCGGGCGCTCCATGGAAAACGTTGTTACACGGGTGCTGATTACCGGCAAAGAGGATAAAAACGGCAACGCACCGGTAGAGGCCACACTCGACGGACAATATGCTTATCGGTATGGAACTCTTCAGCGGGTTCAGGCGAGAGATTCTAATACCTCGCTTGCGGCAGCGAAGTCCACGGCCGAGCAAATGCTGTTCGATAACAAATTGCCGGGACAGACTTTTGCCGTCGATGCAGTCGATTGCCCGTTTTTGCGGCGAGGGGATCTCGTTCATAATTACACCAGCGCAAATGGCAGCCAGATAAAAGTTTCGGTTGCTTCAGTATCGCATGATTTGATCGGTTGCACGATGAATTTGGAGTTGGAAACATGAGTAGTTCAAATAATGGGATTGCCCGGCTGAACCGGGCAATGGAGGAACGGTCGCATAAAATTGCCGAACACCACAGCCAGCAACAAAGCTTCATGGGGACGATTGTCTCTGACGGCCTCAAATTAGACGTGTTTCCTGCCGTTATTCCTCGCGGCTCCTATCTTGTATGCCGCTCGCTCTCACAGCCGACTTCAAACTGGACAACCGTGCAGTCGGAGCCGGTGAAGCTGCCCGAATCCTTGCGACCCCTGCAGGTCGGCGACCGGGTTTTGGTAGCTCTGGCCGATGAAGCAGAATTTGTCGTGGTGGACATTGTGGAGGAGGGATGATATGCCGGATTTGTTTCCTGACGCGATCAGCCAGGACGTAGGCACCGAGGATGATGTTGACAACGGGTTTATCGGGTATAAGGCGGCCCCTTATTTCGACGGGAAGGATTTTGCCCGCGACGGTGCCCATCGGGTCGTTATAGCCAACGGGGCCACGGCGTGGGCGCAGTGGTGCGAGAAGTGTCTGGCAACGCAGAAAGGGGCGAGTCCCTATTATCCTGCCTGGTATGGCGTGGATTGGAAAAATGCACTTGCAAGCGGGGACCGCGACTTAACAGAAAACATTCTTTCCCGAGAAATCTCCGACACGCTCAAATCGGATCAGTACGGGAGACTGGACCATGTCGAAAGTATCGACTATTCATGGACCGGCACTTCGCTTGATGTGTCGGTTGCCGCAGTTGGGATCGACGGCAGCACGGCAACAATTGCCATTTCAAAGGAGGTGACATAATTGGCTGATTTTGAGGCCCCGGATTTTCTCGTCGAGGACCAGGATACCATCTCAAAACGCATGCAGGAATCATTTCCTCCGGATATTGATGCGTCAGACGGGAGCTATGTCGGCGACAGTATACGCCCCTTCGCATCAGAGGAATCCAGATTTAAGCAGTTTACGCTTGTGCAGGCAATGCGGCAGATACTGCCTCAATACTCCACTGGAGAATGGCTTGATTATCATGCCGAGAATGTAGCGCTGCCGCGCAAAGCAGCAGTCCCGTCCTCTGGAAGCGTAACAGTGACGGGGACAGCCGGAACTATTATCCCAATAGGAACGGTATTCTCGACAACCAGCGTAAACGGAGCTCAATCTCTGGATTTTACGACACAGTCTGACGCCACAATCCCGGCTGCTGGCACCGTGGATATTTCTGTTACATGTTCCACACCTGGCACAGTCGGTAATGTGCAAGCCGGAACGATTGTCCTAAAAGGCAGCGATTCGGTTGCCGGGATAACTGCGGTTATCAACAATGCGGCGTTTTCCGGAGGAACAGACGAGGAAAGCGACGAGAGCTTGCAGGCACGAATCGCTTATTACAATCAAAATCAAATTCGGTCATACGTCGGCAGTCCATCCGATTATAAAAGGTGGGCGCTGTCGGTTGCCGGAACGGGTACCGCGACAGTTATTTCGGCAAAAGATGATTCCGGACTCGTCACAATTATTTTAACGGACGCCAACGGAGCCCCGGCGTCCAGCGACTTATGCAAAGCCGTCAACGATTATATCATGCAGCCGGACGATCCCGATCTGCGTTTAGCGCCGACGAATGCTCTACTCCTTGTGCAGCCGCCGGAAATTGTGCAGGTATCGGTATCCGCTGTAATCCAGTTGGCCAGCACGGCCACTCTTGACGCGGTGGTCGCGGCGTTCCAAAGCAGCTTGAAGGACTATTTTGTGTCCATCCGGGCAAACTTGGACGCCAATCTCCAAAAAGCGGAGGTGAAGTACACCTATGTTTCGGCGCTGCTTTCCGGAGTGAGCGGGTGTGATGATTTCAAGGATCTCAAAATTAACGATGCGACCGCAAATATTCCGCTGACGGTGACTCAATACCCGGTACTTGATACTCTCGCGTTGACGCCGGGGGAGGTGGGGTAATGGCTATCCTGACGGAAAAAATGGCGGCAATTCTGAAAAGTCCAGAGGCGGAGGCCATTGTTCAGCGATTGTCGCCGGTGTACGGGGAAGCCTACACCGCACTCTGGATTTTCGAGGTTTTAGGCCGAGAATGGGACGACTTACAAAAATATTCCGAGGAAATGCTGAATCAGGTCGTGCCGCAGACGGCAACATGGCTCATCCCTTATTGGGAGGACACCTACGGAGTAACCCGCAACGAAAATCTCGCTATTGAACAGCGCCGCCAAAATGTCTTGAACGTTATTCGCACACGTGGCCCAGCGAATCCGTACAAGCTCGTGCATATGGTGTCTTCCATTACAGGTTGTCCGTGTGAGCTTAAAGAGCGTACCGGGAAGAACAAATTTACGATTATTATTTATGCCGATGCTGACCCGAGCAACCTTAATATGGCCTATTCGGCGATTGAGGCGTTGAAACCGGCACACCTAATATTTGATACATATGTAGAAGAAAAGATGCCTGTGCGGGCCAATGTGGTGGCGTCCATGACCAACTATTCAGCAGAAGCGCTGGACAGCGGATATTATGCGGTGCTTCCCGCATATCACCTGAAGTTCGGCGGCTCGATTACGGGCCATTCAGAGGAAACTATGAACAGCACATTCGAGACGGTGCTGTCTGGTACCGCCCAGCAGGGCGGCAGCGCAACCAATTACACGAAAGAGGCGATATCATGAGCAGATGGACTTTTGCGGTCACAGGACAGGGACAGGCCCTGCTGGCGGGGCTAGACGGCAAAAAGCTGAAGATTACCAAAGCGGTCTGCGGAAAAGCTGCCGCGACCGGTGACTTGGAATCTCTGACCCAGCTAACGGATTATGCAATGGATATGTCCATTACGGACAGTTCCTCCGACGGCGCAATGGCGAAAATGAGGTTTACGCTGATAAATGCTGCGGTTACGCAGCGGTTCAGCCTGTACCAAATTGGAGTCTATGCCAAAAGCTATACTGGCGACACCGATCCCGATCCAAGCGACAATGGAATTCTTCTTCAGGTTTGGCAGACCACGTTGCCGGAT